TGGCTACAAATACTTTTTACCTAAATGTATTTAGTCAATTCTTTAACTTAAAGTTTAGATAAAACTTCTTTGTATATACTTTCAGCTATAGCTTTCATCATCAGAGGAGGAACCATTCTACCAACTCTTTCTGTTTGTTGTGAGTGTGTACCTGTCAAAATAAAATCATCTGGTAAAGATTGAATTCTTTTGAGTTCTGGAATTGTCATTACTCGATCTTCTTTCCAATGAATCAGACCACCACTAGCTGTAAGTGTAGGAGAAGGTTGATAAAAAGAAGCTCTTTTCGTATTAAAACAATGTCCCTTGTCATGATAATTAGCACCAGTCAAAACCTTTTTCGGATTCTTAGGCATTTTTTTCACAACCTTTTCATATAGACCACTCTTTAACATGTGATCAGTAAGTGACTTAACAATTTCTGGATCATTCTGAACACCATCAATAATATCACCAATTGTTGTAGATTTATAAGTTGGTTGAGGAAATACTGTTGAGATTGTAAGTACATTCAATCCGACCTTTTCTGCAATATCTGAACGTACTGCAATAAAAATAAGTCTTTCTCTTCCTTGTCCGACTCCATAGTTTGATGCTTTCATGACTCTTGATGTCACAAGATAACCAATATCTTCAAATGCGTTTGTGATCTTGGCATAATAAGTTTTAGCTTCACCAACAGTCAAACCTTTAACATTCTCACCAACAATAACTTTTGGTTGAATATCATTAGCAACACGAATGAATTCAAAAAATAGATCTTCAATATTTTCTACTTTCTTACCATCAGAATAGTTTTTAGTTTTACCCCATCCATCTGAATGTTTAGCACCTTCTCCACGACACATAGATCCTGCAACAGAGAAAGCAGAACATGGAGGAGATCCATCAAATACATCTAACTCACCCACTTTAAGACCTACTTGATTTAGAAAATCCTTTCCTGTTAAAGTTTTAATATCGTCAGGAAAAATATACGTTGATGGATAGTTTTGAGAATAAGTATTTCTTGCTTCTTCTACAAATTCGTTGATACAAAGAATTTTACCACCAGCAAGACGATAACCAGTAGAGGAACCACCTCCACCAGCAAATGTAGAAATAACGGTGAACTTTTCTTGAGCTTCACCATCATAAACATCTTGTAAACTATATGGAAATTTCATAATGGAAGTATACCTCGTCCAGTAGATGCATAGTCGGAAGCCAGATCCATGACTCTCTTCCTACCACGATTATTTAGCATTTTATCATCCAATAACTTTTCAAACAAGTGATCTATATTAGATCCTAATTGTAAATTAATATGTTCTTTTACATTAGTTATTCTAGAGAACTCTTCTTTAAATGCATCTCTAACAACTTGTTTTTGTTTTGGTTTATTTAATTGATACCAATCAAATTCAAAAAAATATTCACTTACTTCTTCGTGGTAAATGTACGGATGTACTAGTTTTATATTTTCTTCTTTTGCTAGTTGTTCAATCTGACGAAATCCAGTTACATTATATGGCATGAAATATCTTTTTCTAAACCCATCAAATAATTCTTTTGGTTCCTTAAAGTGAAGTATAGCCTTTTTACTGACTCCGTAATAACCATCGGCACCAATACCACTCAAAAGATGTGACTCTTTAATATGAGGAAAAACATAGAGAAAGGGAAATGTACATTCAAAATGTGTTTTCTTCCTACAATCATATTCCTTCACCAAACGAATAAAATCATCTCTAAGATTATTTTTTGGAATAACGATAGTATTACATTCCCATCCAAATTCTTTACTCACTTCCTCGGCCTTGTTTGCATCATAAGACTTATCACCTTCAAGATGAAATGTGTATGCTGTAATCTTTTTACCAAGACGATGAGCAGCAAAACCAAGACTTAAACTATCAACACCTCCAGACAACAAAATCCCCACATCATTTGTGGGGACTTCATTTTTGATAATATTTACCAGAATCTGATCGATCATTTGATTGCAATCACACCGACAAACTGATGATTTCTCCAGAAGATCTGACAATCTTTAAAACCTGCAGACCAAATCATAGACTTAAGTTCATCCCAAGTATTTGGTTTCAACATATCACGAAGTTCCTTTTCTTTATCCATGATTTGTTCAGCGGTAAATGTCTTCCTCTTGTAATCATAATGATTAAATGTTAGAAGTTCTTGGAAGAATGCATTTTCACACATTAACTTCTCTGCAAAGATAAATGCACCACCTTCATTCAGACCTTCATAAATTTTATTGATCGTGTCTTGTCTGGTAGTTTTTGGCATGAACTGAAGAGTGAATAATGAAGTAACTAAAGAGCAATTTTTAAACTCATAATTGGTCACATTACCTCTTACCCACTCAAGAAGAACCCATGGATAATCTTTACGAATTTCAGTATAACGTTCTTCTAGATTGTCATAGAAACTACCAGCAAGTTCAACACCAACATACTGTGCATACTTACGATTTGGATTATTCTCAATAATCATTTTAGTAAGTTTACCAGTAGAACAACCTACATCAACAACTCTAGTATGATCTTCTACAAAATAACGAGAGAAAGATACTGTATCATCTAGGAGGTTAGAATAACCTCTGATGGAACTATCGATATGATTATCGAATCCTTCTGGAGAGTGAGCAAAAGAAAAATCGTATGTCATCTATTAAAGATCTCCTACTTTACGATTCTCTGAATAATAGACAGAAAAAGTTCCTTCAGGATAACGAGCACTCAACTTATCGACATTAATTTTCATCAACTCATTAAAATCGGTGTCCAGCGCAATACATGCTTGAGCCATATACCACATAATATCTCCAAGTTCCTTTTTCATGTGGAGAATGTTTTCTTCATTATATGGTTTACCTTGAAGGAAAATCTTCTTTACGATTTCAGCAAACTCACCAGCTTCAGCTGTGATACCAAGAGCTGCTGTAGTCAGTTTAGGAACATTTGCATCCTGAACCTCAAGTTCAGAAAGACGGAGCATTAGTTTATCAAAATAAGTACTAGGATCACTTGTCGTTTCTTCTACAAACTCAATATACTTTTTAGGATCGATTTTCTTTTCTTCAGTCATTGTAAATTTAGTACCTTCAGGAGTTTCTTCTTTTTTAATTGAAATAGTCATAAGTCTAAAGGTTGTTGTTGTGTATTTGACAATTTTTGTTGTAGAGGGATTTCTTGACCCTCAATTTTGATAGGAGGAATCCTTAAGGATTCCAAAGGTTCAATAGTGACTGTTTCTTTCCATTCTAAACGATTAGATTTGAAAGTGCCTTTACGACACTCTGCTAACCATTTGGCAGCTTTTTCGTTTCCACAGTCAGCAATCTTATCTCCTTTACTATCATATACTGTATAGTAAATCAAAACTTAAATCCCTCAAATGATTTTTTGGGCTTTTCATGATAATTATACTCTTCTTCTTGTCCAGAGTCAAGTATATCATCTTGTGCTGATTGTTCACAATCGTACAATCTCATCTTTGCTCTATCAATACCAATGATAAATCTCTTATATATGGTTGGATCATTATAACGATTTTTAAGTTGCTTGACCATGATTTGTCCAAGTTCCTCAAGTTCATCTGTTTTGATAAGAGCAAACATAAGGTCAGCAGTAGCAGGAAGACCAAATGATTCAGAGGTATCAGTTAACTCAACATCAGATGAACCAAATCCACTTCTAGTCGTTTGTGTTGCACTAACAATAGGAACATTTGCTTCAACAGCCAATCCACGAAGTTCTTCAGCAATAGCTTTAATGTAACTATATGAATTAACTGTACTGTTTCCACGATACCTTGATGATGCACAAATATTAAGATAGTCAATAAAAATAATATCAGGCCTGAACGATTTCTTAAGAGCAAGTTCATTAAGAAGTGACTTGAAATGTCCAGAGTGAGCTGAAGCAGTTGGATACTCTTTGATAATTAAAGTACCTTGTGTTTTTTGGGAAAGATTATTGACCTTAGTCTCAAAGGTAGTTTTTGGTAACTCGATGATATCATGAATATTAACATTTAAAAGATTTGCATCAATTCGTTCAGCAATTTTTTCTTCTGCCATCTCCAATGTAATGTATAGAACATTCTTATTTTGAAGAAGACAAGAAGACGCTACATGACACATGAACAAGGATTTACCTACACCAGTGTTATGAGAAGAAACTTTATTAGTATAATACCTATGATTTGGATGATTTACATTAATATCAACAATGGGTATTTGTTTTCCCGTCTTAAACACACTACCAAGTTTATAACCATTCTTCGTTAGAAAATGATTTGTTTGATATTTTTCATAAAGTTGTGATGCTTTCATCCACCCAAGAGATGTTTCAAATAAATGATCAGCATTACATTTCACAGGTTCTCCACCATCAACATTTAAAACATATTCATCATACATTCCTTTGTTGATAAAGAAATTAACTGGAACATATCCATCAGGAGAATCAACTTCTACTTCATATCCATTATCAAGTAATGTTTCAATTTCAGCAATTGTTGTTTCTTTTTCAATAAATTCCATAATCAAGAAATCTTCCTAAATCTAATTTTAACTTTGGTTTCTGGATGAACACACCCAGCAAGGGCGATGTTGAGTGTCTTATTAGGAAGACCACCCTTTGTAATCTTATTGAAGTACTCTAGATCAAATTCAATCTTACTTTCCTTCTTATGATACAGAGCGTATCTTTCTTCATAGTCCTGTAAATAATCATGACCTACATGATTATCAAAACTGACACTCAGTGCATCAGAAAGAATTGATGGGATTGCATCAGGAGCCTTCTTATTATCTTGACCATCTGCAATCTGAATTGATTCCATCAGGGCAAGATAGATTGCACGTTCTTTACACCACTTCTCAGTGGTATCACATAACCATTCAAACTCCTGTGGTTCTTCAGTTAGATTACGAATTAGATGAACTAACTCTTTGAAAGATTGTTCATTGATATCATTCCTCTTCTCAACTTCGATACTCAATACTTCTTGAGTTGGAGTTTCATTATATTGATTTACAAAGTCAACAATTTCCTCAAACACAATCTTTTGATTATGATCTTGAAAATATTCTGACTTGATAAAAGGAATTGTTTTTCTTAGATATTCTTCATTATGTAATAAATTCTTGAGAACAAGAAATTCAACTCTCTCCATAACTAAACTCTTTCCGTGCTATTTGATCTAACTTTTCCATGACTTCAGGTGTGAAGTATTGTTCAGGGTCTTTTAAGATTGCCTTGGCATAAATCTTCTTACCATCAATCTCATACCTCCCTGCAGTATTCTTCCACAATCCTCCAAGTTCTCCAAGTTCTAACAAACCATAATACCTATCCAATCCACGATGGTCATAGTAAAGACGAACTGTAACTTCTTGATTTTCTTTACTCAAACGCGACTTAGCAGTCTTTGCCTTGATAAGGTTTCCAACAACTTCCGTTCCATCCTTTTCTTTTTTCTTCGAGAGATATATGATAGAAGAAGCGGCGTACTTAAGACCACTACCTCCACCCATCTCTTTTGTAGGAACATAAGACCCGATAACATCATAGGTGTGATTGGTTACAATCATTGGAATTTTTGCTTGACCAAGTTTCAAAGTCAACATCCTGAATGCACCTTTGACCAACTGTGATTTGGTCATGTCTCTTACTTGTTTATCATCTAACGCATCTCTGATTTCCTTTTCAGTAGATAACATACCCAAAGAGTCTAACACAAACATACATGGTTTGCGTTCATCTTCATTTTTCTTTAAGTATATATCTACAGCCTTAAGAGCCTTTGTTCTAAACTCTTCAATTGTCACGACATTCACAACAACCAAACGTGATAAATCAATACCACGACCCTCTAGGAGTGACTTATTGATAGCTGCCTCAGTATCAAAATACAAGCAATATCCATCAGGATTAGAGTCCAGAAAATTCTTAACCACTGCGAGGCTAAAAAAAGTTTTTCCAGTACTAGACTCGCCAGCAATGGCAGTAAT